TCAAGGCCTTTAACGAACTTGTGTCCGCCATCGCCCATTGCAGTTACTTCTAGCTCATCAAATGATCGGTTAAGTGTGACGGCAGTCACATGGTCTGAAAGATCGACAGAGTTAACCTTCACGCCGACCTTGTTGTTTAAGAATACAGCCATTTAGGTTATTCCTCGTCTTTCTTAGTAGATGGTTTTGGTGCTGATGGTGCTACCTGCCCGATCTTGATCAGGAAGGCTTCTTGCTCTTTTTCCCACTCGGACATGTTAACTCCAACTCGTTAGGACTGAGATATTGATATTACAGGTTAGTAGATCACCAGACGCGGCATTGAGTACGGCTGGAGCCGATACTTCTGTGACGTTGTAGGTGTAGGCAGATGCAGCGAGCAGGTTGAAAACCCGGACGATGTTATCTTCCATTCCGTTAAGGTTGCCTTCGTTATCGAGCAAGGGAACCATGACGGAAATTACGAAATTGGCCATAGGCGAGATCGATGCATGCCAGCCGTTAGACGGCGAGATGTAGGGATCTGCTGGCGCTACGATCACACTATTTGCGATCGGTGTTGCAGGTGGGAATGAGAAAACTGAATACTTTGTGTTATCTGTAAGTGCTGAGGCGATGCCTGCGCGGAGTGTAGAGATGGAGGCCATTAGCCCACCATCGATCTCGGATCAAGATAAGGAGCGATCAATCCGCGAACGCGAGCGAGAAGGGTATTGCCCATGCGGTAAGGCGAAGGCTGGTAGCCATCGATGGTGACTCCGCCTGAAGATGGTGCTTGGCGTGATTGCCAGATATCGATTGAGATCATAAGCGCAGCTTCTTGAATGGCTGGGACTGTTGCAGGATCAAGATAAGTCTCGGCTGATAGTAAGCCGTAAGGGTTGATTGGATGGCGCGGGGTTACTGCGTTGTTATTGCCTGTGATCGCATAAGTGATTGAATGAGTATCGCGACCTGTTATTGTCTTTGATCCATTGTGCTTAGATCCTGCACCTGTGATCACGACAGTCTGGCCGACGTATAACTGCTCGGCAATAGATTCTGCAAAATAAGATGTGCCTGTGTTGGCTGTGTTGCTATGCCCAATAATTGAAAGAGTGTTAGACCAGATGAAAGGAAGCAAGACGTTATCAGCAGCGTCACAGACCTGTTGCAAAACTGCATCAGCGTAGAGCGTACCGACGCCTAGGGCGGTGCGAAGCTCTGCAACTGTTGTCAATGCCATGCTCTGATCCTTTCTAAAGACTGGCAGGGTAGAAGGGCACTACCCTGCCAGCGACTTAAGGGGTGCTTACGACTTGTTGTTCTGGAATGCGCCTGAGGCCACCTTCGTGGCAATGGCTCCGTAGCCGTAGTAGCCGATTGTTACCTGGCCTGCTGCAGTTGATTCTGCGCGTAGGCGGTAAGTTGGTGACTCGTACCATGTGTAAGCATCTGGGTTGATGATGAGGATTGTTCCATCGCCATCGCCAGCGTTTGTAGGATCGACGTAGAGGTTAAGACCTGCGACGTTACCTGTGAGTGATGTAGGTGTTACTGCTCCGCCAGCGTTCTGTGGTTGTGAAGCGTTGTAGATAGGACGTCCGGCATCGTTCAATGTCATGATGTTTGACCATTGTCCTGTGCTTACAACCATGTTGCGAGCGAATGGATTTGATAGGCCTGCTGTTGCTGCATAGACAGAAGCAGATCCGCGAGCAACGATTCCGAGAAGTTCTGCTGCTGTTGGGTAGGTTGCGACGCCTGTTGCATCAACTGTTGCACCTGTGATGAGTGCTGCGTTTACTGCTGCGTTAGTGGACTTTGCGTAAGCTGCAGCCATGTTGCGAACAAGCTCATCGAAGAATGCTGGAGATGTACGATCTAGCAATTCAACTGAGAATACCTGTTGTCCAGCATACTTCTTAACATCGACTGAAAGGAATGCTGAGTTCTGATCTGTGTTAGAGAACGCTGCGTCTTCAGCTGCAACTGCAACTGTAGGCATTGCTGTAATCTTTGGGATCTCGAAAGTCATACCTGCATCTGGAAGAACGCCGCGTGAGATCGCATCGATCGATGGGCGGATAGTTGTTCCAAGTGGGTTGATGATCTCTGAGAGTTGACGAGTTGGAACAAGTCCAGCGTTGTCTGTTGTGTTGTCTGCTGCGCGTACATATTGACGAGCATCTTCGTCGCCAAGTGCTGCGCGAATTGAGTTTTCTGCGTACTTTGCAGCTGTGATTTCAATGCGTGGCTTTGTGTAAGCCATTGCTGTTACAGCAGGGCGAGCAGCTTCAACTGCGGCAGCCTCAACTGTAGGTGTTGCTTCGACTGCTGAAGTGGTTTCTTCCACGGTGGCTGTCTCGCTTTCTGTTGGTAGGGTTTCTTCAACGGCTTCATCTTCAGATGCCGCGATATCGGTTACGGCCGCAGACTTAAAGGCTGCTGCCTGAACCAAACTTACTTCGAGTAGGTCAGCACTCGATACATACAGAACGCCATTCTTAGGCTTTGCTGCATTGACCATAACTCCGACTGAAAGTCCGGTGCGGAGTTCTTCTGAGGCTTCGATGAGAGCATCGGTGCCACGGGATGATTTAGAAATCTTGAAAGAAGCAAAGATGCCTTCTTCTGTCTCAGTAAAGAATTGAGCGCGGCCGATTGGCTGCTTTGGGTCATGCTCCAGGAGGAGCTTCACTTTGCTTGAATCAGCTATGTTAATCGCTCCGCGCTCAAAGACAACTGCCCCTGCGGAGGTGTTTCCCACCTCGCCATTAAAGGGGACGATCTTGCCAGAGATAGTACGCGCTGCGCTATCTGCTGTGAGTTCTGCTGAGAATGTAAGCATCTCGCTCATATCATTCCTTCACTTCCGTTAGGTGTTAGGTCGGTCATCTCCATAGCCTGCTCTTGAGTAATTAACTGAAGATCAAGCATCTCGCGAATGATTGATAGTTCAACGAGAGGATCTGTACGGAGATAATTCTTATCAATGTCGAATTTTACAATGTTGCCACGAGCTGTAATGTCGTCCATTGATAGACGATCCTCGATGGCTGAGACGAAAGGTTGCAAAGACAGGGTGAGGAATTGCTTGCGCTCGTCTTGGACGTTGGCGTAAGTCATTGTGGTGTTCTGATCAGCTGAGACGTAATAAGGAGGGACGTTGCAAAGGCGAGCAATCTCTGTTGCAAGATTCTGGATTGCCTCGTTATACATCATGTCTTTAGGTGAGAATCCGACTGCCTCGTATTGCAGGGTTGAAGTCAGGTAAGCCGTTGAGCGATTCTGACGTGCAGACTTCCATGCAGATAGTAATCCTTGTACTTCAGCAGGTGGCAAATCAGCGCCAGAGTTGCGGATATAACCAGTAGCCATTGGAGTACCTGCGGCTACAGCTGCGGCCTTCTGGATATCAAGTGCAGCGCGGATTGTAGATACGCCTGTGTTAAGAATGCCATCGCTGAGTGATTGGAATGTAATAAGAGATCCAAGGCCGTCCATTGGGACTGTTGTTCCATCGATGGCGTAAGACTTTACAAATACGTTATCGCGATCAAGTGTTGCAGTAACGCGACTGTTAGCAATCCACTCAAAGCGAGATGGGCGACCATCCTCCTGGTAAGTCTCAACAACTTGCCAGAATGCTTGGCCGTAAAATAGAAGTGAATCAACTGTGTAGGCGATAGTCACCGAACGCGGTTGATGATACGAAGGTTGATCAAGCCAAAGTGGCTTGCCTAGTTCTTCGCCTGTTGATTTCTTATAAAGTTCAAGAGGGATCGTGCCGATTGTTCCAGCGAGCAGATTCCGGCATCGAGCTAATGCTGGGACTCCCATTGCTTCTGTGCGTCCGACATAGGCAAATTGGAAGGGCATTGCATAAGGTGAATACTCACCGAGAACCTGCGGAGCGGCTTGCGCTTCGATGTTGGCTTTTGGTGCTGCACCTGTGAGGCGCGAAAGGATACCCATAGAGGGCAATTATACACTACTCCGTGTAAATCGCTGCGATCTGTTGAGGTTTTAATAACATTGATACAACCATCGCTAAACCGATAGGCGCTGAGATATCGCCAGCGCTTTTACGCTTTACGATTCGCCAGGCAGAATCATTTACTTTGGCGGCGCAGTTATTCATCTGTTGGATCAATTCTTTCTGGCCATTGTGAACCACTCGATGATTGACTAGGCCATCAAGTAGGTCTGAACACGCCTGATAGAACTGCTGTCCAGATACATCTTGAGTTATCTGTCCTGCATTAGCCAGTCTTTCAGCGATCGATTGCGTCGCGTACTTGTCGTAGCAGATCATCTTTGGCCGATACTGATCAGCCCATCCCTTGATATCAGCTGCGATCTTGAGATCATCTACCGAGACTTGACTTTCCCACGTCTGGAGAATCCCGACACCGATTCTTCCGTCACCCATAATTTGACCAGCAACGAGGCTCGCATTGCGGCGAGACGGAGATACGTCGAAGCCAAAAACTGTATAGCCGCCGATCGGGATCTGGAGCGCGGCATCGGAGGTCTCCTCAAGTACCCCATGAGGCCATGGACTCTGGAGAGAATCAATCCATTGGCATAAA